TGAACCAAGTTCGGGGCAACATCTGGCGAATTGCTTGGATTCCGTCCTGCAAGCCGATGTTCGGCACCACGGACAAATGGTTGATGCCGAGGTGGTCAGCCAACTGCTCTACGATGCTGCGCCCCGTCTGTAGGCTCTTGGCGCGTGCGTCATGCGGCAGGTGATGCTTGCCGTACTGATAACCCTTGTTTACAACCACTTCTGCAATGGCGCGGATGTCTGCACCGGAGACGGCGAAAAAGTCGATAACGCGCACCTCGCCGCCCACGACCTGATACCACCATATCGCGGTGTCGTCGCGGTAGCCCAAGTCCCATGCTGTGTGTACCGGATACCCCGGCTCGAAGACTACACGCTCGTTAATACGCGGCTCTGCCTGTCGCATCTCTGTGCCGAAGAACGCGCCGAGGATAGCCGCCTCGAAACTGCACTCGTACTCTTGGAGGTACTGGTCTTCCGACAACTGCGCCTTTGCTGCGTTGAGTTCACTCTGGGGCAGCAGGCCTGATTCGCTAGCAGGCAGGCGCAGGACAAACCACTCGTCTGGGATGCGCCGTGCTGTCTCGTAGATGTCCCAGAATTGGTTCTTGCCCTTCGGCGTACCGGCAAACACAGCCCAGCCTTGTTTGTCGGAGAGCGCAGGCCGGATGACATTGCCAAACACGCTTGGCTTGAAGTCGCCGTATTCGTCCATGTACACGCCGCTGAACCCGAGGCCGCGCATTGCGTCTGCGTTGTCTGCGCCGAATAGGCTGACCTTCGTGTTGTTAACGAGCGTGATGGTCATCATCTGCTCGTTGGTGTCGCTGATGAGCGGCTGGGCGTAGTGCTTGAAGTAGTCCCACGCAATGCGGCGTGCTTGGTTCTGGTAGGGGGCGACATACCCAAAGAGGCCGTTTGGCCCCCGGTACATGAAGGCTGCGCGGATGATGTCGTTAACCGCTGCGACAGTCTTGCCAGCACGCCGATGCGCGACGAGGCAGGCCCACCGCTTTGTGCGGTCGTGGAACGGCATGAAAGCCCGTCTAGGGCGATACGGGAGTTCTACCCGCTGCTTCACTCGGGCTTGCCCCAAGTCGCCTCAATCTCAATCTTGCTGCCGTCAGGGCCGCTGTGTTCGTGGCGTGCGAGTTTAGGCACATGGTATTCGAGCAAGTCGCTGAAGCACTTGAACGCCGCCTCTGCGCCCTTCTCTTGGTGTATCTCGTCGAGCCAGCCCTGCAAGCGGTCTGCGTTGCCGTCTACGAAACGAGAGATGGCCTCCCTCGCTGCTTGGGTTGACTTGTTAGGGCTTCCTTTGGGGCGACCTGCTGGCATACCGTGGTTAATATATCGTGATTGTTTATCTAATGAAACTATCTTTGCCGCTGTTGCCTTTGGTTAACTTACTTACGCTCCAATATGCGTACCTTCTTTTCCTCACCGGGGAACACAACGAAGTTGCGCGTTCCGGTTGCAGAGTCACCGCCGCGACTGCCTGCGTCTAAATACTTGATGCCGGGGATGCCTAGATTTTTAAAGTATTCAGATGTGTTAACTTGACTGTCTTGCTGTTCAGCAAGATAACGGTAAACGCTCTCACCATCGTAACTATCTGGGTCGCCCATGTAGTAATCAAGACCACCGCCTTCCCCGTATTTTTCTGCGTCTTTTTTGGCTAAATTTTTCAAAATTGTCTGGACACTTTCCGGCTGCTCACTCAACGGCTTATCCCAATCGAGCATACGGTCTATCATCTCGTCGGGGAGGTCGGCTTTGTAAAGGGAGCCTGCTTCTTTCAACCCGCCAAATTTTTCCATTTCCAAAGAGTTTGCATAGTTTGCAAAGGTAGGCCACCCGTCATCCGGGTCGTTTGCCACGCGCTTTACATCTTCTGGATGGCGGCGAGTCATGACATTTTCCCAATACGCCAATTTTGCGTTAGCGCGGTCAATCGCAGTACGGTCGCCTAACCTATGCGCTCTGTCTTGCTCGGCTTGCGCCATGTCATACCATTTTTGGACAGGCTTGCCTTGATAAGTAACGGTTTCTGGGTCAATTTTGCTCAACATAAATTGATAGTCTTGAGCAACATTTGGTTTTTCGGCAAGGTAAATTCCATGCCCGAAAGCCTGCGCCCCCTCGCCCGTGCCAATCTTGCTAGCGTCAAACTCCCCTAGCGGGTTAGCCTCCGTCGCGGGGAACCGATGCGGGGTGCCGTGGTAAACATCTAGTTCAGCGATAGGGGCGGTTTTGCGTAGCGCGGCTGCTATCCGCATAGGGTCAACCATCGACCCTGCGTATTCACCAGCAGCGCGGGGGCTGGTCATTGCCTGCCGTGCGCGTTCAACCTCGCCCTGCACGAAAGCCTTGCCCGTCTGAACCGGCTGCGTAACGATTGCCTTGCCGATGGTACCGAGGTCTTGGGCGGCTTGGTCTAAGCGAGGGGTTGGGCGGTCGGCGGCTTGGGCGTACTCTGCCGTCGTCATGCGCCCCATGTTGGGGTCGGTCGCCAGAGCCTCGTATGCGAGTCCTCCGACGCTTCTGGCGCGGTCTGCGAGGTTCTCCACCACCCCGCCACCGAAGTCAGCGGCACGGTCGCGCATCTGCTGGAGGTATTGCAGCGCGGCAGCAACCCGTGACGGTTCCGCTTTCTTCGCCATTATTCGAGGTTTTCGAGTTTGTACTTAAGGCTCGTCACGGCATCCACAACCGCGTCAAACAGGTTAACAAGGTCGCTGTCCTTCGGGAGTGAGCCTTTAATTTCGTCGAGGAAGGTCAGCAGCGACTTCACATACGCCTTCGGATTGCTGTTCTTGTGGAACTCGACATCGTAACCCGTGATGATGCCGTAGCGCCCTTGAAACGCCTCTGCATAAGCGTCTACAAAGCCGGGAATTGCCTCATAGTATTTTTGCAAAGCCTTATGTTGAGCGTAGGACTTTGTTGCAAGGTGCTGAAGGTGCGTGATGGTCGCGCTGTGGAACATGGTTCCGACAAAAAGCGCAGCGGTTTTTTCGTGAGAAGCCATAGCGTCCCCCAGAAGGATACCATGACTCTAGACCGCTCACGGCTTGAGCGCAAGCCTCTCCAATGCTAACCAAACGACACGCGGCACAGGGTATCCGGCGCAGTATCGGCGCACAGTACGCTCGTTAATTTCAAGCGCCCTAGCCGCACCGCGCTGTGTAAGTCCAGCACGGGCGAGGGCAGCGCGAAAGTCGGCGACAATCATTTCTGTGGAAAGAGACGGGGTGGTTAGAACGGATGCCCGGTTGCGTCTACCTCGACGACTTGGTAAATGCGGCCGTAGAGATTCATTCGCTCACAATCGGCCTGCGCGTTTGACTTGTCGCGGTACTTGCCACTAGCGCGGCTAAAGTCGTTCATGTTGAAGATGGCGTAAAACATGGTTGTTTCTCCTGTTTGTGGTGAAGATGATTAACGGGCGAGTTCTTCAATCTGGTCGATAAGCGCGTCGAGTGCTTCAAGCGACTTGTTCTTCGATGCGTCTTCCTTGCCAAGATTCTCGAAGATGTAGCCGTACTGACGCAGCAGCGCGTAACGAACGAGACGGGCAGCGTCGGCGGGGATGGTCAGGGTGATGGTGTTGGTGGTCGTGTCCATGTCAGTTACCTCTCTGTGGTAAGCCAGCACCGTGCTGGTATGGGAGTAGATTAGGGCATACCGCCCTACCTGTCAACACCTTTAGCAAACTTTTTTTTACCGGGGTAAACTGGGGTATGGACACCATCTCCGAAGCCTACCGCGCCCAACAGGTCGAACTGCACACAAATCCTAATTACGGGGTGGCCTCACTAGCCTTCGCGCCCCTTGTCGCTAAATTGGCTGTGGATAACTCTATCCGGTCAATTTCCGACTATGGGGCCGGGAAGAAGCACCTCCAAACCGCCCTACAGGGCGCAGGGCTGGAGTTTGATTACCACCCCTATGACCCAGCCTTCCCAGAGTACGGGCCTCCCGTAGAGGCTGATATGGTCTGCTGCATTGATGTGCTGGAACACATTGAACCTGACCGGCTCGACGCGGTGTTGGATGACCTTGCCCGTATCATGCCCCGGCTGGGCTTCTTCAGCGTCCACACGGGGGCGGCGGTCAAGGTGTTATCGGACGGGCGCAACGCCCACCTCATCCAAGAGCCTGCCCGTTGGTGGCTTCCCCGGCTCTGTGAGCGGTTCCACATCCACCACCTCCAGCACCATCAACTCATGGGTCAAGGCTTCTGGGTCGTCGTCAGCCGCGCCTGAAGCCACGCAACAGTCTCGGCAGGGTCACGGGCTAGGTACCACATCCCAAGCGGCTCAAACGCCATCTGGAAGCGTTCCTGACCCCTTCGCAGTTTGCCCGTCGGGGTCTTGATTTCAAGGAAGGCAGCAAAACCGGGGGCGGTGACCAGTTTATCGGGGACTCCCTGCCCTGCCTGCCCCAAATCGTACACCGTAAACCCCGCCGCTCTTACGGCTGCGGTGATGGCGGCATCGTTAGCATCTCGGCGTGCGGCGTAGCGCATCAGAAAGACCCGTCAGCCCATTCGTACCAGAGTTTGTAGGCGCGTACAAATTCCTCCACGCCTTCCCCAAGCAGCATTGCTTTGCCCTGCGGCGGCACGAAGAAAAACCGCGCTATCCGTAGCCCTTCGTCCGTATCCCCGCGCACCACCCACACTTGGAAGTTTGGCGTGGCAGCGAGTGCCTGCAAGGTGCGGCGCAGCCCTTCGGACATCCCCTCACCCTCGCGCTTCCATTCTAGTACGAGGAACTTTCCCTTGCGCTCGATGATGCCGTCGATATTGCACGGGCAGGCTTTAGGGTTGTTCGGCAGCAACCCGAGGAATGCGCCGTAATCAATATGCGGCGCATCCCGGTTTTTCATCAGCCGCTCAAACTCCACGGCGTTTGTCGTGCGCTGCGCGTTGTGGTGATACCCATCCTGCCTTGGTCTTAACCCAGCCGCGAGACTTCAGTAATTCCTCGCCACCGCAAGCACCGCTGCGATGCTGGAGAATGCTCGACGCGCCGAAGAACTTCTGACCGCATTGCTTACAAGTGCGTGTCACTTGCTCCCCCTCGCACGGATGGCGGCGGCGCATTGTTCGGCAGCAAACCTTTCTCTAAACCCGCCTAACGGGTCAACTGTGTATTGCTTGCTCATGTATGACTTCATTTGTTTTTCACAAACCTCGGCACACGCCTCTCGCTCGGCTGCTGCGACAAGGGCGGCGAAGAGTTCAGTTTTCTGCCAAGCGTCTTCGCTTGCTAGCCCCATAGCGTAGTCAGGGAATCCCGCCTCCCGCGCCATGCGGATGATGTCCTCGCGTGTCATGTGTCCTCCTTCGTAATTCCGTAGAACTTCTCGGCGGCGCGGAAGCCTAACTCAAAGTCCCGCCATCGTCCGTCGATGTCAGGTTTTATGTACGCCTCCGCAATTTGCTCCCTCGTCGCAGGCTCCCGCTTGGCGTCAACAGTCAAGGATTCCTTGACGGTTGGCTCCGGCTCCGGAGCCGCGAGCGCGGCGTAGAGGGCGGCGTAGAAATTGCCGATGTGTTCGCCGCAAATCGACGCCTCTAGCATCTCAAAAGCCACAGCGCGGGGCAGGGTGATGTTGTCGGTCACGGCTTCACCTCCCGCGCCCACAGCATGGCGTTAATGCTCATGTTCCTATTTCCTGCGCCTTTTCGATGAGTCGAATCGCCATCGTGATGTTTTCCTGCTGCGAAACATCCGACTGCATCACATCTACCGCGTTAATCATCGCCTCGCCTGCGGTATACATCCGCTCGTAATCGTCGTTCGGGCGACCACCAAACAACTCGTAATCGGGGTCGGCTTCCTGCATCCGTTCACTCGAATCCTCGATTGCAGCGTCCATGTCGGCTACGGTTTTTGTTTGGCACGCTATTTGCCACGATTTGCCGTGACCGTCGGCGTTTGCCTGCGTCTGATACGCCTTCAACGCATCCCACATATCGTTCGTTGTTAACTTCACGATTGCACCTCTCGCTTTTTGAGTTTGTTCAGACCGCGTTCACCAAAGAGTTGGCGAACCATCGACATCAGGTGCGGGTGACCCAGCACCTCGGCTGCATCGGCTGACCGCAACGCGGCGGCGGTCGAGTCCCGCAGACGCTCCAACGCATCCGCATCAGGGCTGATGGTTAATCGAGCAAGATATGCCTCACAGAGTTTGAGACGGTTCAGCGGAGTCGGCTCCAACTTGTCCCAACCCCTTGCATTCCACGCATCTTGTTCAGCGTGACGGGCGACATCTGCAGCGCGTTGCTTGTCGGTTTTCTCGACCTTCTCGCCAAGTCGAGGTGCGGCTTTTTTATGCAGTTCAAACAGACCCTGATACTGACCTGCAATTGACTGGTCAACGACCGCCTGCTGGTCAGCACCGAAACGCGACAATTTGAGTTTCATCGCGTGTTCGGATGCGGGTTTGATGGTTTTGCGAATGGCTTTGCGGTAAGCCACCCATTGTTCCCAAGCCGCTTCGTCTAGTTCGTGCATAAAAACCTCTCTGTGGTTAGACAGGACAAGCGTAACTGTTCACGGAGGTTAATGCAACAACTTTAGTTAGGGTTTCTAGGATTTAAGATTTAACTCTGTAGGATTGTTTCTTAAGAACCATGCTCGGAGGACCGGGAAAGGACCCCCCTAACCCCCAAGAACATTGGGAGCCAAGAGAGTCCAACCTATGCCCGTATGGACGCGGTTGTTAGACCCGCCAGACCGTGGTTTCCGGTGTCTGGTCGATGATTGAACATCATGTGGGGATTGCACCCACCCCGCCGGTGACAGATGCCCGTATCAAGGGGTCGCGTGGTGGGGTGTTTGACACGACTAGAACAGCCATGTAAATTAACCATCACGCGAGAACAGCATCTCAAGCGTAAGGGCATCCCCCCGCCCGCGTCAAGCCCCCGTTCAGGGGGTTTGTCGTTTCTGGGGTCTAATGCGGTTAACGGCTTTGAGGTAAACGCGCCAAGCGCCAGTAGCCGCTTTGAAAGCCTTTATCCGGGCTTCGCTCCAGTCAGTCGCAGGCCATGCCTTGAATACAGCCCACGCCTTGTCGTAAGCAATTTTGGCGGCTTCTGGGCTGACCATAGGGGTCAGCCGGGGGTAGGCGTAGAATCGGCTGTAATCGGCGGGGTGACGGCTTCTAGCGCCTTCCATTGCCATACCCGCATAGCAGGCAGTTTCCCTGCCTTGACCCACCTCGAGACAGCCGGACGGCTAACTCCCAGTTTACGGGCAAGGGCGGCTTTGCTACCGGCAACGGCTAGGGCGGCTTGAATGTCCATGAAGCGGTAAGTTAACGATGGTAAAAATAAATGCAAGAGGCTGTTGACATCGGTTAACAGCAAGCGCATTATGGCTCGAGGTCACAAACGACCGGCAACCGGAGCAACAGATATGCGACCCATCCCCCAACACCTGCCCCCCGCAATCCGCTGGGCAATCGCAGCAGGTGAATCTCGAGCAGCACGCGACCTTGCGATGAAGCACGCCAGAACGCACGCAGACATCCGTGCAGCGTTTGTTACCTGCGCTAGAACCAACCAACGGCTGATGTTCCAAGCCCTGCACATGGCGAGGAATTCAATATGAAAACCATTGGCCTGTACCTGTTCTCGTTTGCCATGTTTGCCGCCCTCGCGTGGCTTGCTGTGAGGACTTTCTGATGGACGACTGGCAACAGCAACGCGAGTGCGAGGAACGCCGGTACTACACCGAGCCGGTCATCCTCACTTGGACGCAAGCCGATATTGACCGCCACAACGAACTGCGGCGCGAACTTAAACAAATGATTGAGGAAAGCAAATGTCAGACCTTTTAAAAATCAATGTCAACGACCACACCGAACGCAAAGGCAACCTCACCTATTTGAGTTGGGCGTGGGCATGGGCTGAAGTGCTGAAGATTGACCCATCTGCGCGATGGACAGCGCACGAGTGGGATAACAGTCCCGTCATGTACCTGCGGAACGGCACGGCGATGGTTAAGGTCAGCGTTGAAATTAAGGGCAACGACAAAACCTGCATCCTCCCTGTCATGGATAACAGGAACCGCGCCATCGTTGACCCTGATGCCTTTGCCGTGAACACCGCCACCATGCGTTGCCTTACAAAAGCGATTGCGATGCACGGTTTGGCTCTCTACATTTTTGCCGGTGAAGATTTGCCCGAGGGCGAAAAAGCCGAGCCAAACACTGAGGTGTTGGCGCAGATTGCGTCTGTAACTGACGCGGCTGCGCTCGTTGCCCTTTTCAAGTCGCTTGACCCCGCCATCCGCGCAGCGCACATGGATGCGTTCAGCGCACGCAAGAAGGAACTAGCCTAATGGAACAGAGAACTGACGATTGGTTTGCGGCAAGGCTTGGCAAGGTCACAGCCTCGCGTGTGGCTGATGTTATCGCCAAGACCAAGACCGGCTATGGCGCAGGCCGCGCTAACTATATGGCTGACCTTGTGGTCGAGCGCCTGACGGGTCAGAAGGCATCTTCGTTCACCAATGCAGCGATGGAATGGGGGACGGAGCAGGAGCCGAACGCCAAAGCAGCCTACGCCGCAAAGACCGGGATACTGGTTGAGGATGTCGGCTTTATAGACCATCCGACTGTTGCAATGTCTGGTGCCAGCCCTGACGGGTTTGCCGAGGGGGGTTTGGTGGAAATCAAATGCCCGAACACCGCGACCCATCTGGAATACATCTTCGACGGCAAGCCGCCGCAGAAGTATGTGACGCAGATGCAGTGGCAGATGGCGTGTGCCGGTAAGCCGTGGTGCGATTTCGTGTCCTACGACCCGCGTTTGCCCGAGCGGCTGCAACTGTTAGTCGTGCGCGTTCTGCGTGATGACGACTACATCAAGATGCTTGAGCAGGAGGTAAATACTTTCCTGCAAGAGTTGGACGACAAACTCAACAAACTGGAAAAGGTGACCCTGTGAACAAGCAGTATGACAACAACAACCGTGGCGTTTTGTTTAAGAACGATAAGCGCGGCAACGAAAAAGCCCCCGACTACCGTGGCTCTGCCGTCATCGACAACATTGACCTAAACATCAGCGCGTGGATTAAGCGCAGCAGCAAGACCGGCGATGCTTTTATGTCGCTCAAGTTTGAGCCGAAGCAGGCTGCGCGTCCTAAGACAATGGCAGAGCAGAATCCCGAGAAGTTTGCCGACGATGAGGATTTGCCGTTTTGAAAATCTTCATCGGATACGATAGCCGCGAGGACATCGCCTACGAGGTGGCCCGTGCGTCCATTCTGGAACACATGGAGGCAGAGGTTGTTGCGCTGCGACTAGATGACCTGCGGGAAATGGGGATGTACTGGCGCGAACCAGACCCGTTCTCATCCACGGAGTTCAGTTTTAGCCGGTTCCTTGTGCCTGCGCTCTGCAACTTCAGAGGCAATGCTTTGTTCATGGACTGTGACTTTCTAGTGCGGCACAGTCTGAAGCCGTTGCTCGACTTCAACAATCCTGATGTTGCCGTGTGGTGTGTCCAACACGACTACAAGCCCACATCCCTGACAAAGATGGACGGGCAGGTACAGCGCCAATACCCGCGCAAAAACTGGTCGTCGTTTATGTGGTTCAATTGCAGCCATCCGTCAATGGGTGGGCTGACACCCGAAATCGTGAACAGCGAAACCGGGATGTATCTGCACAGATTTATGTGGGTAAACGACCGGCACATTGGTGCGTTGCCGCCGACCTTCAACTACTTGGAGGGCTGGCACACACGGGCGCAGGTTCCTGACCCGACCTGCGTGCATTTCACCGAGGGTGGCCCGTGGTTCGATGAGTACCAGAATGTCGAATACGCTTACGAATGGAAGCAATGGGCTGGACGGGTGAGGGCATCCGAGCGATGAAACGCATCTTCCCTCGAGGCACTAGACCGGACGCTATGGCATCTGTCGTGGCGCGTATGGTGTCCAACCTTGACCCGCTCAAGACATGGGCGGTTGAGGTTACGGAGTGGAAGAAGCCGCGCACCAACCAACAAAACAAGTTCCTGTGGGGTGTTTGTTATCCCTGCATTTTAGAGGGCGGTGGCGAGGCGTTGCGCGGATGGACACGCGATGACCTGCACGATTACTTTCTAGGTGAGTGTTTTGGGTGGGAGACGCTGGAGGGGTTTGGCAGAAAGCGCCTGCGACCGCTCAAGCGTTCCTCTGCGCTCGACAAACAAGAATTCAGCGATTACTTGCTGTTTCTTGAAACAAAGTGCCTTGATATGGGCATCGTGATACCGGAGCCGTCGTATGAATAGGACAGACGAAATGCGCTTTCAGGTGACGGAGTTCCACAAGAAACACCCCGAGGTGTGGGATATGTTTGTCCAGTTTACATTTGAAATGATTAAGCGCGGATATAAAAATTATTCCGTCAACGCAATTTTTGAACGCATCCGATGGGAAAAAGATAGCGTTGGCGGCGACGGCATTACTTCGTTTAAATTGAACAACAACTATCGGGCTTTTTATTCGCGTCGATTTATGCGGGCTTATCCCGAACATGACGGGTTTTTCCGTACACGGCAACAAACATCTGAACAAGAGATGCCGACCTACAAACCTGAATTGACCCCGAGCCACTACGCATGAACCTGCGTAAAGAAGCCCGAGGACGCGGCTGCATGGTGCGTATCCCCGAGGTGTGCAACCACAACAGCGAGACAACCGTGCTGGCGCACTACAGGCTTGCCGGGGTATCTGGCATAGGCATGAAGTCGCCCGACATCCTTGGAGCATGGGCCTGTAGCGCGTGCCACGATGCTATCGACCGTCGAGCGCATACCGACCTTGACCGCGACTATGTGCGCCTGTTGCACCTCGAAGGCATGGCGCGAACCCTCGCACAACTCAACCGAGAGGGACTACTGTGACCTTTATGGTAGACACGCCGTACACCCCGGCTTACATCCGCAACGAATTCCTATATGACCACCAGACGGGCAGCGGGGAGTTTACCCCCTGCACCATCTTCGGGTTCCGGGCTGAACCTGCGCGGGTACCCATGTTTAGCGTTATGGCAGCCTGCGGGGCGCAATGGGCGAGGGTGCCTATCCATGCCCTTGTGTCGAAGCCATGCCCTCCAATGGCTTTAGAACTCGCCTGCTGGTGGGACTCGTTTAGCCGCCATGCCGAGGTGCGTGAAATGGAGTTTCTGCGGGGTCACCGTGTCCGCGCCCGTGGCAGGGACGGAGTGTGGAGGCCGGGGGTCTACCTGTTCAGCATCTTCTGGCACAACGGGGGATGGTCGGAGGTCAGCGACCAATCCAAAGACCATCACATCATCAAATTGGAGTCAGGGCCGTTTATCGCTTACCCAAATAACAAACTGCATTGGGTTGACCCGAGCCACCTGTCGGGCGACCCGCCGCGAGATTGGAAATCACCGTCACAGTCCTACAGCGTGGAGGCACTATGGTCAGATGGTTCGTCAACTGGTTCCGCAACCTAAAGGCACGCAGACACCACGAATGGAGCCGCGTGCCAAAGCCTAATTGGGCGTGCAGCCGAGGCTGGCGAGACACTTGGTAAACGGCTGGCGAGTCGTCTAACGGTCGGACAACGGACTTTGACTCCGTGAATGAAGGTTCGATTCCTTCCTCGCCATCACACCCTGCGCTCGAAGTGCGGCACATCCTTAAATGACTTCCAGAACCCGCCCCATTGGTTCTTGGGGTTAAGGCTCTGCCAGTATTCGCCAACCGGCGTAAGAGCCGGGATGTCGTAGGTCAACTTGCCATCGCGGAAGAAATTCAAGTCAATGGCGCATCGCTTGAGGTGAATGCTGTTCATCGTCTTGGAGCGACCCGTCTTGACATAGATGGCCTGCTGTTCCGGGGTACGGGCAAGTTCACCGCCTGTAACAACAAAACCCAACTCCGTCGCCTTGTTGATGAGTTTGGCGACATCCAGCAGGAACGCTGCTTGTTCTTTTACAAGGCTCATTTCATGGCTTCCTTGAGTGCGTCGGTCTTGTCCTTGCTCGACTGGCTGGAACCAAAGTAGTACGAGACAACCTGCGTAGCGACCGCAGACAGCACGCCCAAGATGTAG